TTAGGATATATGAGAGAGAGAAAGCCGCGTTAAATGGACTTACTCATAATATGGAAATAATAGAGGCAAACAATACTGGAAATAAATAATACTACACAATTTGCATATGCAAGACGAAAGCAAGATAAAAGGTAAGTGGGGAGGAAAGCGACCAAATCAAACAGGTCGACCAAAGCGAATGACCGAAGAGGCTATAATTGAGAAGCTAACACCAATGGCAAACGCTGCATTCACTAAGCTAAAGGAAAAAATCCTGGAGGGCGACATAACCGCAATAAAGTTATTCTGTTCGTACTATATGGGAATGCCTACCCAAAAAGTGGAAAGTAAGATTGAGGGGCAACTTAATCAAGTAAGTGTTGAAGTAGTCCGCCCCGAATTGGCAAAAGATGAAGTGCTAACTAATTGATCCACAATTAGTTACACTCCTATTTAACATAATATACCTTATAAGGGAAATTAAAACACTGATAATCAACAACTTAAGCAAAGATACTGACAGACTGACAAGGGTTTTTTTCGGGGGTGCATATACGATGGGGGGGACTTAAAGAATTTACCTTTTTAGTAGGGTGGGGGCAAAGCGCAAATTTGGTAGACTATAAATTGACTTATACAGATATAACATATAAAAAGTGGCATATACGATGACCCCCAATTATACCCTACTTTTCAAACTCGTAAACTAAAACATAAATTTTTTTTTCTCATTAAAAGCTCTGCTTGACTTAATATGGACCAAACACTAAAGACTAACAAAGTATTCGAGATACTAACTGATTCGGACAAGAGGATAACGGTGATGCAAGGAGGTTCTCGTTCGGGTAAGACTTACAACATTCTAATTTGGTTTATTGTAAAATTACTCCAGGAGAACGGCAAGACATTAACAATCGTAAGACAATCGCTTCCATCTATCAAGGGTACTGTGTTAAGGGACTTTATCGACATACTTGGTAGACTTGGGATATATTCAGAGGACAACCACAACAAAACTGACCAAATTTATTCTTTGAATGGTAATATAATTGAGTTTGTATCGGCAGATCAACCTCAGAAGATAAGAGGTCGTGCGAGGCAGTATTTATTCTGCAATGAGGCGAACGAATTGACTTATGAGGCTTGGATGCAGTTGATAATGAGAACGGAGGGTAAGATAGTGATAGACTATAACCCATCGGACTTATCGAGCTGGATTTATGACTCTGTGATACCGAGAGACGATGCGGACTTTCACATTACTACTTTCAGAGACAACCCGTTTCTTCCAAAGGAGTTGGTGTTGGAGCTTGAGAGGTTAAAGGATGCAGACCCTAACTACTGGACCATTTATGGATTGGGAGAAAGGGGACTAAGCCAAGACTTGATATACTCACATTGGAAGACAACGGAGCAGATGCCCGAGGAAGGAGAGGTGGTGTACGGATTGGACTTTGGGTTTAACGTGCCGAGCAGTTTGATAAAAATAGTGTTTGTAGAAAATTCTGCTTATGTGCAGGAGTTAATTTATGAACCAAAACTAACTACTGCTGATTTAGTTGAGAAAATGAAGCAAATCGGTATTGATAGGTATGATGAAATATACTGCGATGCTGCCGAGCCTAAGACGATAGAGGAGATGATAAGAAACGGATTTAATGCTAAACCAGCAAATAAAGACGTTACTGAGGGAATTAGAACTGTAAAAGCTACTCCATTAATAATACATGAAAATAGTGTAAATTTACTAAAAGAAGTAAAGAATTATAGGTGGAAAACGGATAGAAATGGTAATAAGTTGGATGCGCCAGTAAAATTTAACGATCACGCGTGTTTTATTGGTGAAACAATGATAAGCACCATTGATGGACTAAAAAGGATAGATAAAATTGAGGAAGGCGATTTAGTATTGACTTCTGAAGGATATAGAAAAGTAAATAAGCTCTTTGATAACGGGTTGCATCTTGTGGAAAAGTATTCGATGCAATTCGATACGTTTAAATTAACTTTGGTTTGTACTCCAAATCATAAAGTTAAAACAAACGAAGGATGGACAGAGATTTCGAAATTACAATCGGGGATGACGGTATACCTCAACAATTTTATAGAGGAAAGTCATTTAGATTACAGTCAGGTGAACGATACTTCAACAATGGACCACACAAGATGCATTGGTGGGTATGGGAGCAAGAGACTGGAAACAAACGACCAAAAGGATACCACATCCATCACATTGATGGAAACACTTGGAACAACCGAATCGAAAACTTGCAACTACTCGAATCAAACAAACACCTTAGTGATCACATCAAAAAGCGAATCGAGACTAACAGAGAGTGGTTTGTTGATTTTCAAAAGAAAGGCATCGCAAAAGCTCCTGAATGGCATAAATCGCCTGAAGGAATTAAATGGCACCAAGAACACGCAAAAAAGCATAACTTTGGTAAGCAAGACTATGGGATGGGGAAGTGTGAACAATGTGGGAAAGAATACCATAGAAAAACAACAAGAGCAAAATTCTGCCATCTTAATTGCAGAGCTAAAGCACTTAGAGTCAGAAGGAAGTTGGAAGGAAAGAGTGTATGATTTAAATGTTGATACTACACATGAATACTTTGCCAACGGATTGTTGGTCCATAATTGTGATGCAATGAGATACGGCATATTTAGTAAATTAACAATCCCAAGTGTGACTTGGGGTGCAATATAAAATAAATGGGGCTATTAGATTTTTTTAAACGTAAGGGTTTAAACCCTAATTTGAATCAAAGCACTCGGATATATGGTATAAATGGAGCAGTGCTTCAAGAGTACGAGAATGGGAAATATGTATATGAAGGATATTTAGGCAATGCCGATGTGTATTCTATCGTTACGTTCCTTGCAAGAAAAGCAGCCTCTATCCCTTGGTACGTGTACAAGCTAAACAATACAGAGAAAGGAAGAACATCTTTACAAAAGTACAAGCAGTTATCAAGAGGGTTATCGTTCCAAGGTGCATTTGAAAAAGCATTAATCGAGAGAAAAAATGCATACTCAGAAAACATTGTTGAAAATTCTGCATTAGCAAAAATATTAGAAAGACCAAATGAGTACCAAGCACAAGACCAATTCCTCGAAAACCTATTCGGATATCGTTTCATTTCGGGAGAGGGAAACATCTACGGAAACGATGGTAATATCGGTGGTCAGTTCGCAGAGCTTAACGTTCTACCAACCCAATACTTGGACATCTACCCTGACAAGAACGACCTTTACGGCTTGGTTGGGTACAGGCTCATGGTAGACAAGGGTATAGATATACCTAAAGCGAACGTGTGCCAATGGAAAACATGGAATCCAGACTTTAATGCAACTACACGATCACATATGCGTGGAGTCAGTCCGCTACGTGCTGCTTACAAGACATTAAGGATGAGCAACAATGCTGCGGATGCATCTGCGATGATGGCGGCAAATGGTGGAGCAAAAGGAGCAATAACTCCTAAACCGCTTGGTACAGTTGTACCATCATTCACGATTGAACAAGCGAATATAATTAAGAGAGCAGTTAACGAGGACATAAATACAGTTGACAATAAGGGTAAGGTTGCGGTGTTGCAAACTCCGTGGGATTATCTTAACTTTGGATTATCGTCTGTTGACATGGAGCTTGTCAAGACAATGCAGATGAGTCTACATCAGTGGTGTAGGGTGTTCGGTCTCCCTGCGGTACTATTTGACGTAGACACATCATCCTATAACAATTATCAAAACGCAATGCGTGATTTGATAACGAACACAATCATGCCGATGTGCTGTTCACTCAGAGATGAGTTGAACAAATGGCTTGTGCCGAGATATGGTGAGGATGTGTACATCGACTTTGACATAACTGCGCTTCCTGAGATGCAGCAAGACATGGAGAGAATGGTACGTTCACTTCGTGATGCTAACTGGTTAACGATGGATGAGAAGCGTGTAGCGATGAATTACAGTGAGAAGGGTGGTGCATGGGATATGAGTTATATTAACCAAGGACTCGTGCCGATTGACCAAGCAATGATGGACTTAAGTATCGCTGATGATAATAGCAACGACAACGGACAAAGAGATATGGGAGATCGTGATGAAGAGATTTCCGAAGATCCCTACGGAAATGACGTGCCTGACGGAGCGAACAATGAGACGGCAGGTACGAGAGTCGTATAAAATAAGATTGACTGATGAACGCAACGCAGCGCAGCGACTATTGGTTGAAGGTGGAGAGACTGAGGAGGTCGCTTGATAGGAAATATAGTTCTTTGTTTTATGGTGTATTAAAAAGTGAGCTTGAGGCTTTTGCTAAAGATGTAAAGAAGCTCGGACCACAAGCAGCAGTGAGTGGACTTGGTGCGGTGGCTTGGGATGAGAAGCTAATGCCGATAATGAGACAAATGTATCGAGAGATTGGTGTTAAGTTTGGCAATGCAACATTTAGAGCAATTAGTGTCGATAGCAAAAAGGCTGCTGACCCGTATGGACTAAATGATGAGTTCTTAGATGAGCTAACATCATTCCTAATTCAATGGGGGTTCTACTTAGCTGCACTAATGACTAAAACTACAAAAGACAGACTAATACTACTTGTTACAAAGGCTCTTACTGATGGACTGAGCAATGATGATATCATACTGCTCATTCTAAGCGATGCGCAAATGCGCTACGCTCGTTATAGAGCCACGATGATAGCAAGGACTGAGGTAATGAGAGCATCGAACTATGCGTCTCTAAAAGGCGCACAGAAGCATCCATTCTTAGTAGATAAGGTTTGGATAGCAACAAGAGATGCGAGAACGAGGAGGATACCTAAAGATTTCTACGACCATTGGAACATGGATGGACAAACGGTTGAGTACGACCAACCATTCATAAGTGCTGATAAAGTCGGCAGACCGATAGTGGTAGATGCACCAGGTGATCCGACTGCACCAAGAGGGTTCACGATAAATTGCAGATGTGCGGTGGCGTTCATACCACGCAGAGATGCAAACGGACAATTAATAATGAAATGATATGCCAGTAACTAAATGTTCAAACGGTAAATATAAAATTGGAGATGGTGAATGTATTTATACCACACGCGAGAATGCCAATGCGGCTTATAGAGCTTACTTGGCGGAGGAAGGAGAAAATGAATCTGAAAACGATAATGCAAAGAGTAAAAATATGATGTATAACTACAAGAGCCTCGGAATGGAGGTTAAGGATGTAGATGTCAAAGAAGGCATCGTTAGTGGTTATTTTAGTGCATTTGGTATGGTTGACTCCGATGGAGACATTATGATGCCAGGTGCGTTTAAGCGTTCAATCTCTGATTGGGGACCAAATGCTAAAGGTAGGATTAAGCACTTACTTAACCACGACCCTTCTAAGCCATTGGGGAAAATCCAAGAGCTTGAGGAAGATGAGTACGGACTAAAGTACGTTAGCCAGATTGGTACACACTCATTAGGTAAGGACTTTATCAAAATGGTAGAGAGCGGATTGATTGCCGAGCATTCAATTGGCTTTAAAATATTAAGAGAGCAGAAGAGTGGTGATGCTAACCAAATTCACGAGGTGATGCTATTTGAAGGCTCAAGTCTAACGGCTTGGGGAGCAAATGAAAACACTCCAATGATTGGGATGAAAAATATGGGAACAATTGCAGATATACAAGCACAAATAAAATCATTCGAGAAATTTATTCGTGATAGTGATGTTACGGATGAGACTATCGACCTATGTCTAATCAAAGTCAAACAACTCGCACAAGCACTTGAGCAAATGAGTAGCACTGAGGCAGCTATTGCAGCACCTCCGCAGCAAAAAAATGATGTAGTGCCAGTGGAGTCATTTATTTCTATTATAAACAAAATCTAAGAAAATGAGCGATTTAAAAGCATTCGAGTCTGCCCTCGAACAAAAATTGGCAGAACAAAAAGCTGAGGTTGCACACGTAACCGAGAAAGCTTCTAAGCAATTTGACAGCAAGGTTGAGCAAATCAACGAAGAGATGGTTAAGGCTAACAAAACTATCGCTGAAGCAGTTGCTGAGGTGAAAGAAGCTAAGGCTGCTTTCGGTAAGTTGAGCGCAAACGCTGAGCAGAGAGTTGCTAAGTCTTATGGTGAGCATATCGAGAACATTAAGTCTGAGATTGGTTCAGCTATTGAGAAAGGTTGGAACGATATCAAAACCGCTGCACGTGGTAATGGTAAAGGTTTCAATTTCGAAATGGATTTGAAAGCAGTTGGTGTAATGACAATTGGTAACAACCTTACTGGTTCTGTTTACACTTCTTATGTTGACAATCCATTCCTCAGAAGCTATGTTAACCCACACCTTAGAAGTGTGTTCAACATCATCCCTGTTTCTACTGGTTCAGTATCTTTCCCACGTGGTAACACTCCAGTTGGTGAAGGTTCTTTCGGTAAGCAAACTGAAGGTTCTGCGAAGCCTCAAATCGATTACGATGTAACAGTAGTAAACACTGCGTTGTCTTTCATCGCAGGTTATGCTAAGGTTTCTCGTCAAATGATTGATGACCTTCCTTTCCTACAAGCATACTTGCAGTCTTCTTTGATTGAAGATTTCCAAAAGGCTGAAGACACCTATTATTTGAACGCTATTGCATCTTCTGCAACTGCTGGTTCAACTTCAGGTGCTAACACTGCTGAGAAATTCATCGACTACGTTGCTCAGTTGGGTGCGCTTAACTGGACTCCGAACTTGTCTTTGACTACTCACGCAGGTTGGGCAGGTTTGTTGAAAACTAAACCATCTGACTACTCTGTACCTGGTGGTGTTGTTATCGACAACAATGGTAACGTAAGAATCGTAGGTGTACCAGTTATACCTCACTCTTTGGTTACTTCTGGTAAAATTTATGTTATGGATACTACTAAGTTCGCTATTGCACAGCAGAGCGGTCTTGCAGTTCGTAGCACTGAGTTTGACCAAGATGATTTCATCAAAAACTTGATCACCTTCCGTTGTGAAGCACGTTGTGAACTTCTTCAGTTCCAGTCTTCTGCTGCGGTTTATGGTAACATCTAACAATAATGGGGAGGGGCAACTCTCCCCTTATATTTTATACTATGCCATTTAGCTACGGTTACTTTAAGAAAGAATACGCAGAGCATTTATTTGAGAACTTTAGCATTGACATTGACATACTTGATGTTGGTGCAGGTTGCGGAACGTATGGAGTGTTATTGAAACAAGATTTCAAAAACATTGATGCTATTGAGATTTATGAGCCATACAGAAAGCAATTTGATTTAGATAAAGTTTATAGGAGTGTATTTATAGGAGATGTAAAAGAGCTAAACCTATTTTTATACAACTATATTATTATGGGCGATGTGCTTGAGCATATGAGCGTAGAAGATGCCCAAGAATTACTTGATAAGATACACCAAAATAATATTTATTGTATGGTAGCAATCCCATACAAGATGCCACAGGCTGATGTTGGAGGCAACAAGCATGAGAGGCATTTGCAAGATGATTTGACACACGAACTATTTACTGATAGATATCCAATGATGCAATTACTATTTATGAACGAGCATTACGGATATTATGTTAACTATAACTATGAACATACTATTTAGCATTCACCTTTATCCTCCACAACATCTTTGTGGTGCAGAGATGATGGCGCATAGGATAATCAAACACTTACAATCCAAAGGGCATCACGTAAGGGTTTTATTACACCAAGCTAACCACTATAAGATTACAAATAATTATTGTTACGATGGGGTGGATGTATTCCCTCCAAACGCAAATGTGATAGATGGATTATTTAGATGGTCCCACGCAGTTTTTACGCATTTGGACTATACGAGATGGAGCATAGGCACATCGGCAATGTATAAGAAACCACTATTCCATTTGATACACAATACTCACTTATACCCTGAGATACATAATGCAGAAACTTATCAACACATTGTGTACAATTCTAAGTGGGCAAAAGACAAATTGGGTTATAAATGGAGTAACTTTATACTCACACCACCTACCGATTTTAGGGATTTTGATATTGATGTAGATAGTGCTGATAATGAGTACATTACGCTTATCAATTTGAACGAAAATAAGGGTGGTAAGATATTTGAAGAGATAGCAAAAGAGATGCCTCACAAGAAATTCTTAGGAGTACAAGGCTCTTACGACGATCAAATTATGGCAAAATTTCCAAATATTACTTATATTAACAAAACTGCTAATATACTTGACGTATATAAACAGACCCGAATACTACTAATGCCGAGTGCTTATGAGAGTTGGGGTATGACTGCTACTGAGGCGATGTGCTGCGGCATACCAGTTATCAGCAGCGAGGCTGAAGGATTAAAGGAGAATTGTGGCAAGGCAGGTATATTTATAAAGGACCGCAATGATATTAAAAGCTGGGTTAACGAGATTAATAAATTGGATGATGCCAAAGCGTATGCAGCAGCATCAAGAAAAGTCAAAGCGAGAGGAAGAGAGCATGATCCGAGAAAAGCGCTTGATGAATTTGAGACCTGGTTCAGAGAAAATGTTAATAGATACAACAATTAAGTATGGCGATATATATAGACGGGATAACAGTGATTGCTGATGCGGTTGTTGAACCCGTGAGTCGCACCGATGCAAAAAATTGGATGCGCATAACAGATTATACTTCTGACGATACTTTGATTGATGAGCTTATCACATCTGCAAGGAAGCACATTGAAAAGCTAACAGGCTTGTCATTGGCTAACAAGAAGCTAAAGGCTTATGTTGACTTGACGGGTGAGGTTCCTGCGGTATGGATGGTAGATGTTCCTTACGGACCATTACTTTGCGTTGATGAGATAAGATACAAGATAGGATTGAATAGTTGGGATGTGCTTGAGAACAATGTCGAGTACGAGAAGATAGGAGGCAAGTTATGGTTTTACGCTGCTGGTACTTATGAGATAACTTACCAAGCGGGGTATGGAGACCTACCTGCTGATCTCGAGAACGATATACTAACTCTTGTTGCGTGGATGTATGAAAACAGAGGTAAGAAGTTCCAAAAGAGTGATGCAATAAAAGATTATCCTAATTGGGATGGATTAAATTATCATCAGTATAAAAAGGTTGTGATATAATGGCTAAAGGCATTAGCATAAAAGGTATTGAAAGAGCTATCAGAGGTATAGAAAAGCAAATAAATAATCGCGTAGATAAAATTGATGCTGCTATGCAAGATAGTGTTGATACTATGGCTAATGAAGCTAAGTCATTAGTGCCAGTTTATACAGGATTATTGAGAAGCAAGATATTTGCAAATAAATTAGATAAATTAAAATATCAATTACTTGCAGATACACCTTATGCAGCTTATATAGAATTTGGAACAAGAAACACATCTGTTGCTGAAAATTTATCAGATTACTGGAAAAAAATAGCAGAGCAATACAAAGTTACTAATCCAAAAAAATTGACAAATACTGAAGCAGCGCAATATTTTTATATAAGTGTAAATAAAAACTTTCCTAAACTTAAAGATAAAATAAGCAAAATAGTTAAGTAGATGCTTGATACCGCAAATAGTGTTAGGTCAATATATGTGTCTACTCTTAATGGGCATATAACTTACAATGGCAAGAACGTGCCAGTGTATGGACAAACACCATTTAGCACAACTCCGCAGATGTTTGTCATTATTGGCAACATAACAGAGGTAAGCGATAATACTAACCATTCTTTCGGGAATGATGTGGAGGTGGTTATAGACATTTATAGTGAGCAGTATATGGTTTACGATAATAGTATTGTAGACAATATTGCTTCACAAATATTAAATTTGCTAATACCTACACCAAATGTAAACGGATTTAGTGATGCGAATTTTTTAGTTTATCCAACTGCAAGAACAAGTTCAAGATACTTGTCTGAGGTGGATGGGCAAAATTTCTTCGCAAGAAAAATAATAACAATAAGTAATTTAGTTAATCAAAAATAAAATAAAACAATGGCACAAATTTTAGGATCTACACAAAACGTAGAAATCGATGTAGCTGGTGGCACATCATACAAAAACCTTGTTTGCTTGAGGACATCTTCAGTTAATACAACTATGGATGCAACAACCGAGCAAACTAACTGCGGAGTTTTGACTTCTCCTTCAGAGCCTCAAATGTCTACCGACTTTGATGCAATCTGTGAGACTGCACCAACTGTTTCTCAAGTATCTTACGAAGATTTATTGGCTGCAATGGTAAACAAAACTTTGGTTGCGGTAAGAGTTCAAAACCCAGTTGTTAGTGGTTCTTCAGCAGGTGCTGCTTACTACCACGCATTTAGCGGATACATCACTGATCTTACTTTAAATCAATCTTCTACTGAATTTATCAACTTCTCAGGTACTATTCAATCAAGTGGTGCTTTGGATGTTGTTGCTTAAACTAACTTATGAACTATACTACTATTACTATTAACGACCAAAAGGTCGGACTTAAATTTGGGATGGCTTCGTTTAGGTATGTAGCCGATAAACTAAAAGACGGAATAACTTTTGAGAATGGAGAGATAAATGAGATTGGCATTGCTCATCTTGTTTATAGTGGTTATTACAATAACTGCCTTGTCAAAGGAGTCTTACCCGAAATAACTTTTGAAACTTTACTTGATTATATTGAAGCTAACATAATGAAACAAGATTTCATTGATGAGCTTAAAGAGATAATTAAAGTTTGGGGAGATAGCGACATGATTAAAAATAATGTCGCAGCTTCTGAAACTACTGATGAGTCAGCAAAAAAAAAGAGTTCACGTGGGAGGAAATAGAAGCGTTTGCCTTTGGTGAATTGTGTTTGCTTCCACGTGATTTCTACGACATGAGTCCAAGACATTTCTCTCTAATGATACAAGGTCACCAAGAGAAAAAAGTAGATACTTATAAGCAAACAAGACTACTCATGTTTACAATGGTAAGGTTAATGGGTGATCCTAAAACCGCACCTAAAACACCTGAGGCTTTGTGGGAGTTACCAGGTGATGAACAAGAAAAGCCAACTGACGAGGAATATAGAGAAGTCTTTAACAGATTAACAAAATGGCAGAAAACAATAGTCCCTTAAGTATAGTTATAGATGCTGACATTAGTAAGCTACAAAAGGCTATATCTAATGTTAGGGAATCTATTGGACAGATATCTTCTGATTTAAAAAATACAAATTTAGGCGATTTTGGTAAAGGCTTAGAGCAATCTTTAACTGAGGTTAATGCAAGATTAGATCAATTAGAAGGTAGTTTAAAAAAGACTTCTACAACTGCTAAAACATTTACAACTGGCACTAAGGATGCAAGAACTGCATTAACATCTTTATCATTAGTTGCTCAAGACGCACCATTTGGATTTATTGCTATACAGAACAACTTACCTGCACTATTACAAACATTTGGGGATTTAACAAAAACATCTAACGGCTTAAAAGGAGCTTTATCTCAAATAGGTACTGCACTTGTCGGACCTGCTGGTTTATTTTTAGCTTATAGTGCAATAATTTCAGTTACTACTGTTCTTGTACAAAAATATGGTTCTTTAGGTAATGCTATTTCTGCAATAATTGGCGGTAATGAACAATTATCGGTTAGTATTGCAAACGTAAATAAAGAATATGCTAATTATATAAAAAATTTAGATAGTTTAGAATTATCAGTAAGAAAATCAGCAGCGCAAGAATCTGGTAAGATACAAACATTATCAATACTTACAAAAACTGTTACAGATTTATCAAAATCAGAAAGTGTTAGGTCTAATGCATTAAATCAATTAAAAGAATTTGATAAAGACTATTATGGTCAATTTACTACTGCAACATTAAATGCAGATGAATTAAGAGCAGCAACAGATAGATTAACACAATCAATAATTGCTCAAGCTCAAGCAAGAGGATTAGAAAATAGAATATCAAAAATTACTGAGCAAATAGAAGAATTAACATTTGCTCAAGAAGAACTTGCTCCAGAATTTACAAAAACAAGCAAAAATTTAACAAATTCATTAGATGAGGTATCAAGAGCTACATTTCAGCCAGGTGGCGTAGGTGTTCCTTTTTTAGCAGATTTATTTCAATTAAATCAAGTAACTAATCAGCTTAGTGAAGGTGATACAAAAATAAATACTGAATTAGATAAATTACAAAAAACTAAAGATAAGCTTGAGAAAACATTAGATCAAATTATTAGTGTTGGCAAAAAAGGTGGCGGAGGTACAGGAAAAGATTCAAGCATAGGACAAATAGTAGAAGGAATTAGTGGAGAAGGAGTTATAACTACAAATACTGCTTTATTTGAAAGATATATTCAAGGTCAAGTTCGTATAAATAATGCTGGTGTTGATGCTATGGTTAGGTATCGTAGAGAGCAGTTAAATGCTCTTGAATTAATGCCTAAAAAACTTGGTAAAGATGTTGGAACATTAGGATTATCATTACCATTTGGTCCTGAGGCACAAAATAATCTTCAACAATATTATAATGGCTTATTTGAAATAGAAGGTATTTATGAGCGTTTCAAAAACTCACAAATGGCTGGCGCAAATGAATTTACTCGTTTGCAAGAACAGATAAAATCCTTTAAAGGACTACAATCTACAATAGAAAATAATTTAACAAAACCATTTAGGGATTTCTTTGATGAATTATTGACAAATGGTAAAGTATCGTTTGATGGATTTGTAGAATTAGCAAAGGATGCATTTAAGAGAATACTTGCACAAGCTATTGCAAGTGGTTTAGCAACTTTACTTGCAAATATATTAACAGGTGGTGCAGGTGGTGCATTAGGGCAATTAGGAGCTGCAAAAGGTATATCTGGCATACTTAGTGGATTAGGAAAAACAGGTAGTTTATTTGGGGCAGCTAATTTTAGCGGAGTAGGAGCAGGTCCATTACAAATGGCTGGTGCGGTTAACTTATCTTTGAGAGGAAGTGATTTAGTGGCATCAATTAATAGAACAAACGCAACAATTAATAGAGTTGGCTAAATTCGCAAAATATCAAATAGATTTTAAAAGTGGTGACAATCAAGATTGCCAAATCACGTTTTTATACGAGGGATGGGGTGGTGGCATAACAACTCTTGAAGGAGGAGCAAGACCATTTGTACTAAGGGAGTTTAACTCTGACGATAACATTTTTAAGCCTATTAGGGCAATGATGGCAGAGATGGAAATCTTAACTAATGTAAATGGTGTACAAATAGAAAACTTTTATGCCGATCAAGATAGTGATATATTAATTAGGTTTAGTATAAATACAATTCCTTATTGGAGGGGATATGTACTACAAGATGATTTCCAAGAGGTTTGGGATGACTCAAATCATTATCTTATCATTCGTGCTGCCGATGGTTTTGGACTTCTAAAAAACTTTCAATTTGGCGATGGCGATAATGAACTTGTTGGGAGGTTTACTCCTTTTCAATGTTTATCTTATGCGATGAGTAGACTACCAGAAGTACCATTAATTCAACACTATGTCATTAATAATTTGTATCACGATTCAATGAGTGATGCAATTCAAACTATGCCTCTTGACCAATGCTATATTGATGCAAAAACATTTCAACAAGAAGCAACTACATACGATGATTGTTATACTGCGATTGAGAAGATAAACAAATCATTCTCCCAAACAGTCTTTATGTATCTTGGCGAGTGGTGGTTTTTGAGAATTGAGGAACTTTACACAAGCTACAATAATAATCTTAGGGGATTCTTTAGTGACCTTGGCGTAAGATATACAATTGATAAGAGATATGACGTTGAGGTTGGTGCAAGTAGAGAAATAAAGCCAATTACCCCAGAAATGCTTAGGCTCATACAAAAAAAGACTAAGTATGATCAAGTTAAATTTTCTTATGAGCCATTTAACGAAATGCTATTAAATGAAACATTTGCAAGAGGTACATTTGTTTCTACTGTAGGCACAAGTAAAGAGTTTTCTATTATAGATTGGACATTTGAATATAACACAATAGACAATCCATTAACTCCGACATCTGATTACGAATCATTTATAAGAGAAGTTTATATATCTTCTACAGCAGGTGGATTACTTGAAAGATATGTTTATTTAGAGTTTAGTGGTGGAGGTGCATATTTAGAGGCTTGGTTGAAAAGCAATAGTTTTAAAATATTTGCTACCAATATTTTAAAGTTTAGTGTAGATGTAAAACAATTAAATTTAGGTACAAATAATTTTTACAGACAACAAAGGGTAGCTTACGTTATTATAGAAAGTGGCGGATTATATGCATGGTTAAATGAACAAGGAAATTGGACAGTTGAAACTAATTTAATTGATTGTAATCCAATAATTTTAAATACATTAGAGTCTGGAATTGATCAAACAGAATGGAATACTATACAAATTGATAGCGATTTAATGCCTTTTGATGGAACTATAAGTTGCAGGTTAAATTTAGTTCCTGACAACGGAAGAGCCAACTCTATAACATATTTTAAAAATCTTGAATTTAAAGTATTAACCTCATTTGAAAGTGCAGATAATGTACGAAGAATAACTGGCATTGAGTCAAAATTTGAAAAATCAGGAACAATTATTAATGCAAGTGAAGAGAATTCATATTTAGATGATCATTATTCTACTGTACACAAAGGTGCAATATTTCAAAGCGATAGTGCAACCTTAACTGACCAAGATTGGTATAGATATAGATTTATTGGTGAGTCATTTGGTTTTAGAAGGCAGAATGCAACCGCCCTATGGGAACACAATCGTTTTAACCGTACTAAAATAGATGGTAATTTTTATGGGTTAATGTGGAATGACGGAGTACAAAATCAACCTATTGGGTTAATTAATACTATACGTTTTTTAGATGATGATGTAAATAAGGTTTATTGGATAGCAAATATGAAAGAAATTGATTTTGCAGCAGGAACCTGGAGTGCTACTTTAGAGGAGGTTTATGATGAGTTGAGAGATACCCCTATAACTGCAACATTTGAAGCAGATTTTACAATAGGCACATATGCATCACCAAGCGTATTACCACTAACATTAGTAAGTGCTGGAGGATTCTCCATACAAAGTGGAAATACAGCAAGATATGACTCTGCAACAACTTTGTCTACACCAATAGATTGTAGTATATTTGGAGAGGTAAGTGCAAGTTCCTATCCTGCTACAATAAGTTTTCAGTTGCAGAAAAATGGAACAGCTATAAAAACTATAAATTACCCAATTTACGTTGCTAATCAACCATATACAATGAATATGAGTGTTGGTTCACAAACAATAGCAACAAATGATACTTTTAGACTTGTTGTAGTAGGTGCAAGTAGTATTAATGTGGATGGTGCGGATATTAAAATTAATTCACCTTCTCCTACACAAAATTACAATACTTATACAGATAATTATTTATATCAATAATAAATGGCAGACGCAGTAAAAGCAGAAGGTTTAGTAATAGCATACACTGACTCAAGTGGGAATGTGTACCCTCTTGCTTGTGCTAAAGATGCATCTTTGCAGATAACAAGAGATTTGTTGGAGTTAGCTCCAAAAACTAACAATACATTTAGGAGATTTATTCCATCAAAGAGATCTTTTACCATTAGTGGTAATGGTCTTGTTAAGTTAGTAGGTACTACTCAACAAGGTCTCGACTTCTTTGATGATATGTTTACAACAATTGACACTAACTATGTGGCATATTTGGACATTATTGATGCGCAAAATAATTATAAAGTGTATCAGTTCAATTGCTACATTAGTAATCTTACTCTTGACTCTACTGTTAATAATTTTGCTAATTATAGTTTCACTTTGCAGGGTAATGGCGCGTTCACCGAACTTACTGTTGTTGATACTTATACTGTTACATCAGGAGTTATTACCGCAAGGTCTACTGCTACACATAAATTGGTAGCGGTCGGTTATGGAGGCAAGTGGTACTATAACTATACAGTTAGTGCAGGTCCAGTAATAAATTTGGGTTCATCGCTTAACGGCACAAGTGTCGTGGCGGCATATATAGCAATATAAAATAAGAATTATGAAAGAAATGTTAGAAAATCTAAAGACATCTTTGTTTGGCGCAGTTGCGGGACTCCCAATGATTTACGAAGGTGCAATGGCTCAAGATTGGAAATTGGTCTTGGCTGGGATTGGAATGCTTCTTGTAGGAATCTTTGCTAAAGACTCAAAGTAAGATGGAGCAAGGGGTTATAGTAACGATAATCATACAGACCATTGCGTTTGCGATGGCATTGTCGAAAATGTTTACGGACATGAAGATTAAGCTAAGAGAACTTGATCTTCGTGTTCGTACCCTTGAAAAAAAAGAGGATGAGATTGGTGAGAAGTTGGGTAAGATTTTTGATGCATTGCAAGACATAAAATTAGAATTAAAAGATAAAGCCGATAGGTTATGATACCAGAATTTAATTTACCAGCCATTAGACAAGGAGATACTTACATTCTCCCATTGTCATTTTGGGAAGATGAGTGCGAGACGGTAGTTATAGATGTGACTACATATGTCTTTAAGCTAATGGCTAAAAATAGTGCTGGTGCTACTCAATTTACTTGGGTAAACGCAGACTTTGTTGTTGGTGACCCTAATGAGCGTACGGTTACTCTTACAAGCGTAACCACTGCGGGTTATACTGCGGGTGAGTTTAGTTACGATTTGCAAGTAACAACTGCGACTGGCACATACACTTGGATGCAAGGATTTATACAAGTAAATAGTCAAATAACATCATAAGATGTATATAAAAGTTTCTTATACCATCAACCAACCTATTATTAAGGTTACCACATCAACAAGTAATGTGTATGTGAAGGTGTCAACACCATCGCCTACATTTATAAAAATAGGTAGTGATGGTAATAGTGGTGCGGTTGAGAGTGCATTGACGCTATTGCAATATGTACGCAATCAGACTGGTGCTACGGTGACTAAAGGAACGGTGGTGTATATAAGTGGCGCAACGGGTAATACCTCAACAATTTCTAAGGCTATTGCAACTACGGATGGTACAAGTGCGCAAACACTTGGACTAATTAAGGATGATATAGAGAATAATGGATTTGGGTATGTGGTCGTGTTTGGTAAGGTTAGTGGACTTAATACGAGTGCCTATAATGAAGGTGACCAATTATACTTATCACCAACTGTCGCTGGTACATATACAACAACTAAGCCTTATGCTCCTTACCATTTGGTGTATATAGGGATAGTGACACGATCACATCCCAATCAAGGAACTATTGAGGTTAGGGTACAAAACGGATATGAGTTGGATGAGATACATGATGTTGCGGCACTCAACCCTAATGATGGCGATGTGTTGCAATATGTTGCAAGTACGGACTTATGGACAAAAACTTCATCAATTAATTTCGGTACCTGGTGAGAATAAACAAGTCACTCATAACTTATATACCTACGAGTGGTGCGGGTAGTGGCACGGTTACAAGTGTTGCCCTATCGGCTACTATGCCAACGGGGTTGACGGCTTCTATTAGTGGCTCTCCTATCACTTCAAGTGGTACACTTGGTTTGACACTTACCTTCTCGACTGGGTACTCGATACCAACAACAGTCAAGCAATCTAATTGGGATGATGCTTACACGTTTGTGGCAGCATTCCCAACTGGTAGTGCTGGTCAATTACTTAGATACAACACATTAGGTACGGCTTTGGAGTTTTTTACTCCATCGTATCTAACCTCGGCAGATATTCTTGCCACTACTCCTCTTGTTTGGAATAGTGGCACAAAGACAATGAGCATCCCACAAGCAACATCAAGTGTGAGTGGGTATCTATCATCAAGCGATTGGTTGACATTCTCATCCAAGCAAAACGCAATCACTCTAACCACTACGGGCAATAGTGGTGCATCAACTTTGGTTGGTACTACACTAAATGTGCCTGAGTACACATTGGCGGGGTTGGGTGGATTTAGCAACCCAATGACATCTTTGGGTGATATGATTTATGGTAACGCTGCTGGTGCTGCTTTGCGTAGAAGTGGTAACACCACAACGACCAAGATGTTCCTATCACAAACGGGTGATGGGACAAGTAGTGCCGCTCCTCAATGGAGTGTGGTTACGGCATCCGACACGGGTAGTGTGCCTACAAGTCGCACATTAACAATAAACGATGTGGTGTTTGATTTGAGTGCAAATAGATCGTGGAGTGTGGGGGATTACGGGACTTGGTAAATGAACGAACATAAGTTAATTTTGATATATGGCAAATACATTAAGATTTAAAAGGGGTTTAGCGAGTGGGATTCCTACGGCATTAGCTGGTGAGCCACTATTCACAACCGACACCTTTGATTTATACATAGGCAACGGAACGACTAACACTCGCTTCCAAAAGTACATTGCTTCGGGTGCGACTACGCAAATCCTTCGTGGTGATGGTAGCTTATACACATTCCCTTTGGCTATTAGTTCACCGAGCAATGGTCAAGTGCTAAAGTACAACGGCACATCTTGGGTGAACGATAGTGATGCGGGGATAACGGGTAGTGGTAGTGCTGGTCAAGTTGCATACTTCACTGGAGCGACTACACAAGCTGGGAGTAATAATTTATTTTGGGATGCTACAAATAGTAGATTAGGTATAGGTACTAATACTCCATCTACGAGATTATATGTTACAAGCCCAAGTGCAAATACAACTTTTGATAGTGGCAGTGCTACTGATGCAAGATTAGAATTTAGAAGGGCTGGTACAAGAATAGGATATTTAAACTGGGATAGTGGAGTAGTAACTTTACAAGCGGATAGTGGAAACTATCTTGGATTTAATGCTGGTGGTTCCGAACGTGCAAGAATATTCGCCACTGGCAACTTCGGTATCGGCACTGGTGCGACTGATTCGGGCGAGAAGCTACAAGTGACGGGGACAATGAAGGTGACGGGGGCGGCTTCGATAGGAAGTACAATAAGTATTTCTGGTACTGCATATACACTCCTTGCATTAAACAATACAAACGCAGTAGATTGGGGTACTCATATATCTTTTGCTGGTAACGGTACAGTATTCGGTTACTTTGGTTCAGTAGGTTCTTTATTAGGAAATACAACAAAAGATTTAACTGTTTACGCAACTGCTGGTAATGGCTTTAGAGTATATACAAATGGAAATAATTTAAGGGCAACAATAGACGCATCTGGCAATCTCGGTCTGGGTGTTACTCCAAGTGCGTGGAGTGGCGTAAGAGCATTACAAGTAGGTGCTGCCGCTTCTTTGGCTGGGTTTACTCCAACTGGAGAAGGAATGTATTTATCAAGTAATGCGTTTTTTAATGGAAGTTCTTGGATATATCAAACAAGTGCTTTTGCTTCACAATACGTTCAATTATCAAGCATACATCGTTGGTACACTGCCCCATCTGGCACTGCTGGAAACGCTATCACGTTCACCCAAGCAATGACACTTGATGCGAGTGGGAATCTTGGCGTAGGGACAACAAGTCCATCTCGTAGATTGTCTGTTGTTGGAACTACTGATATAATCAGTTATTCAAATGGAACGACTACTGGTTACTTATATTCCGATAACAATGGTGTAGGTTTATTCAATGGTGCTACCGCAACGGGTACTGGTATATATGCAAGAACATCAAACATATTAGATTTATATTATAATGGTAGTATTGGATTACGTTTAAATAATCTTGGAAGGGTTTTGATAGGAAGTACAGGCGATAGCGGAGAGCAGCTACAAGTAACTGGCACTGCGAAGATAACGGGGGCGAGTACGTTTAACACAAGTGTGACATCGCCTTATTTTTTAGCAACTGGTACACTACCAGCACATCAAACAAATGCTGGTGTATTTCAATATTTTTCAAATGGTGTGTCTATAAGAGCTTATGGCGCAACGGCTGGAACTGGGTTTATTAGATTTTTAACTGGTGGTGGTGGTGGTAGTGCAGATACAGAAAGAATGGTTATTGACGCAACTGGAAATGTAGCAGTTGACACTAACACATTGTTCGTTGATGCGACTAATAATAGGGTGGGGATAGGAACTGTAAGTCCAGCAGTTGCATTAGAGATTGCTGGTGCAAGTACACAACAAGTAAGAGTTACATCTACTTCGGGGGCTGATATGCGTATCAATGCTGATACAGTTGGTAGAGTAGGTACTTATAGCAATTCTAATTTAGCAGTAATAACAAATAGTGCTGCTATTGCAACTTTCTTCACTACTGGCAACCTTGCTTTAAATTCAGTAACCGATAGCGGAGAACGTCTACAAGTCACTGGCACTGCGAAGATAACGGGTGCGAGTACGTTTGGGGGGAATGTTGTAATATCACTAAATCAAAATGCTTCAACAAACTTTAATGTAACAAATACCGATGTTGGTGTCAACACAAAATCAGAGTATGTATTAGTATCAAGAAACGGAGGAACTACTAAATTTGGTAGATATAGTAACCTAACAACTGCATATAAATTTATAAATGCAAGTGATAGTTATGTTTTAAATGAAACATTAGGCGATTTTGCAATACTTAACGATGTAGCATCTGGCAACATTAAATTTGCTGCTGGTGGTTCATCAACGGCACATTTAACAATAGCGTCAACGGGTAAAGTTTTATATGCAGCAGCAACAACCGCAAAAGCACAAATTAATCTTGCATCGGGTACTGCACCAACAACTCCCGTAGATGGAGATATTTGGTTTGATGGTACAAACTTAAAAATGCAAATAGGTGGAGTAACAAAAACATTTACATTAATATAAAATAAAATAAAAATGGGAGTACAAATTCAACCAGTATCTATCTGGTACAACGGACAAAGCAAGAGTGCATCTGAACTTGATGCAAGGATTATTTATGATGACTTAGCGACAAGTGCTACTTTCTACTACGAGTTAAAAGAAGCGGTAGTAGTAGATGAGGAAGGTGCATCAAGTGGTGGAGCAGTTCTATCGGTAGGCAACGTGGCTATGGATGGTCAAGATTACATTGATTGGGATAATTCTAACGAACAAGCCTATGTTTACATAGCTGGTAAGTTAAATTTGGTAATTATCTAAGAATTTTATATAACTTTACAATAAATTTAAAACTATGGACATTAAAGAACTAAAGGCTCAAGCCTACGATCTACTCGCACAAATGGAGTACATCCAAAAACAATTAGCAGAAACAAATCAGAAAATCGCTGAGGCAATGCAGAAAGATGCTGAACAAACTGCACAATAAAATCCCCATACAAGTCGTTAATGAGTTGGAGAGTGTTATGCGTGAGTTTAACATCTCCAACCCTTTTCGTTTGGCGCATTTCTTAGCACAGACGGCTCACGAGAGTGGGAATTTTAAACACGTTAGAGAGAATCTTAACTACTCGGCAGAAGGACTTATCAAAGTCTTTCCAAAGTATTTCTCCAAGGAGACTGCGTTATGGTATGCTCGTAAACCTGAAGCCATCGCCAATGTCGTGTATGGTAATCGTATGGGCAATGGTGATAAGAATAGTGGGGATGGGTTTAGGTATAGAGGCAGAGGATTTTTGGGTTTAACTGGCAAATCTAATTATAAAGCATTTGGAGATTTTATTGGTGTTGATCTTGTTAAAGACCCCGACCTTGTAGCAACGAAGTATGCACTCACAAGTGCTGCTTGGTTCTTTGAGAAGCGAGGTCTTTGGAAGATTTGTGATAATGGGATGAGTGATGATATTGTTGTTAGAGTATCTAAATTAATTAATGGAGGTACTATTGGTTTAACGGATAGAAGGTCTAAAACTAAAGTTTTCTCAGATTTACTAATATGAAAAATGTAATATATCTATTACTCCTACTTACGTCTTGCGTAAGTGAGAAGCAAGTGCAAAGGTACTTTGTCAAGCACCCAGACAAAATAGAGAAAGTATTTATTATAGATGAATATCACGACACCATTCAGGTTGTCAAGGACTCACTTGTTGTTGAGCGCATAACAGACTCATTTTATACTTGGTTCAATGACACCCATTACATTGATAGGTGGAGAATCAAAGAAGTTTTAAAGCCTTGTAAAGATAGTATCACTATCGTATCTAAGCGAATATTTACGGATAGATATAAGGATGTATACCTAAAGGCGAAGCGTGATAGCGAACTCAACGACAAGGCTCTTAAATGGTGGAGGAAAGGTCTCCTTCTTACTTGGGCGTGGATAGCACTTATTCTTTTGGTCGTTTACCTAATAAAGCGTAAATGAGTGAAAAGGGCATAATAGCGAAAGATTATTGTGCAAAATTCAAGAATGTAAAAACGTACACCTTGGCAGTCAAGATGTATAAGGAAAATATACCACTATTCCACTCTTTAGAAAACGCAAGGTCAATGCTCCTATATTATCGTGGGTTAAATGGTAATAGAAAACGAGCCAAAATAAAAGACAAATCCAATTTTATGCCAAAGACCTACGATACTACAAACTCCAAGCCAGAGCCAGTTAACACATCCGCAAAGGTGTTGATCTTAGATATTGAGACCGCACCTATTATGGCTTATGTGTGGGGGATATGGCAACAAAATGTAGGGACACATCAGATACAATCGGATTGGTTTTGTTTGACCTGGTCGGCAAAATGGTTATTCGAGGACAAAGTATATAGTGGGAAGCTAAAGCCAAAGGAGGTAGCCGAGCAAGACGATAAGCGCATCATACAAGGGATATGGCGGCTCGTTAACGATGCAGATATCGTGGTGGCGCATAATGGTGCGAAATTCGACATCCCAAGACTTAACTCAAGATTCATCATTAATGGGTTAAATCCTCCTCTCCCATACCAAATTATTGATACTTTGGTGCATATCCGTAGGCAGTTTGGGTTCACTTCAAACAAGCTGGACTATGTCAACAAACTACTTAATCTTGAGCGCAAGAAGGACACGAACTTTGAGTTGTGGGAGAGGTGCATGAAAGGAGAGTCTAAGGCTCTTAAAGAAATGGAGGATTATAACATACAAGATGTACGCATCCTTGAGGAGACTTATCTTGTCATTCGACCTTGGATAAAACCACATCCTAACATGGGTTTATTTATTTTGGATGAAGGGGAGCATCGCTGCCCTAATTGTGGATCAAATAAACTAAGTGAGCAAGGTAAGAACTACAACACGACTGCGAATGTGTATGTCCTAATGAGATGTGATAATTGTGGGGCATCATCACGCAAGAGGCTTGGTAGCGCAACAATAAAACAAAAGCGACATTTACTTATCTCTGCTGCACGATGAAACGCATAAAAGTAAAATATAGCAAATTAGGTAAGCAGAAAGTATGGGGGTTTGCTCATAGTGAGGGACTCATCGAGGTAGATGAACGCCTCAAGGGTAAGAAGAAAATGGAGATAATAATCCACGAACTTTGTCACTTGTTAGACCCTGATGATAGCGAGGAAGAGGTAGTAAGAAAAAGCGTAATCCTTACCAATACATTATGGCACGAGAAATATAGAATGATTGAGGATCATACTCAAGATATACCATTGCAAGATGGGTCGTTATAAGTTTTAGTATGCAGTTTTGGTTGTTATGTCCACGACCCCCATTTCTATGGGGGTTTTTCTTTCTATTGTGAGCGAAGTGAACAATATGCGAAGCAGTGTATTATGATAACTTTAACAAAATATATTTTTGTATTGTCAGATATGTTATTACATTTGCAGTACAACAAATTTATGGACATGAAAATAATCATTAAAGAAGAATTACGCGCCCTTAGAGATAGCAAGGGTGTATCAAGAGAGACACTATCGAAAGTTGCCAATGTAACTATGCAGACCATCTACCGAGCTGAGACTACTGGTAAGATTAACTTAGTTAACTATGTCAAGATTATTAATGCACTTGAAAACTATACTTATGATACATCTACTGTGGATCGTGGTAGTCACGTTAATTACATTTAGTGTAATATTATCTAAGCCACAATGGATGGCTACAATCGAGAAGCATAAGAAGAGAACTAATGACAAGTATAAATTACCACCTGAGTTTTGGAGAGATATCAACGAGCTTGAGGTAATGCTACACGAAATGACAAAAGACGATGCAAGGTATGTGTTTAGTGCAATCAATAAAGTAAGTGATAGGTATATGAAATATTATATGAACTTCACCTACGACCAACAGATGTCAAGGCTAATAACTAAGTATAACGACAAAGTATTTTTATTATCAACAAAAACCAAGTAAAATGGGACTAAATCAAAGTCAAAGCAAGGGAGTGTTTTTAACTATTACTAATGGTAAATTGGTCCGCCAGTTTCCTACTCCAACAGAGAAGTCTGTATCAAGAGTTAACAAGATGGGCAGAGAAGTACACGAAGAGTTTTATGATTCTCTATCGGGTTACATCACTGACATCAAGACAAGAGAGTCTGAGTATGGCAAGAGTTGGGTTATCGTTGTAAAAGATGATAGCACATTCTTTAACCTTGAGTGTGGCTACTCAAGTGGCTATGCGATGAGTTTCTTAAAAGCATTGCCAAATGCTGACCTTACAGGTCTTGTTACACTATCACCTAAGTTAATCATTGATGGTGATAAGAAGCAAAGTGTACTTTTCATTTCCCAAAATGGGAACGGATTAAAGCACTATTGGACAAAGGCAAACCCAGGTGAGCTGCCCGATCTTAAAAAGATTAAGGTAAAAGGTAAGGACACTTGGGATGATAGCGAGAGGCTTGAATTTTTGGAAGAGTATGTAAAAAGCACTATCTTACCTAAGATTAAGCCAACCCTCCAAGAAATGAGCGAGGATGATACACCTTTTTAGGTTTGGTAATTAGAGGGGAGATTAGATGCAGGTGCAATAAATCAAGGGTTCGATTCCCTTCTCCCCTCCTAAATATTCGCTGCGAAAGCAGTAGCGTAAAGAGTTCGTGCGAAGCGCACAAACGTTTGTTTCATATGGTGTGTTTTAAACTGTTCCTCCTATGTTTCTACATCGGGAGGTTTTTTTAGAAAATAAATTTCCTTAGTCAGGTGGCGGAATGGTAGACGCTTAAGGATAGGCAATATCTCAGTTATATGTAAGTCCTAACCATACTGGTTCGATTCCAGTTCTGACTGCTCATTTAATACTTAAACTATATACTAATGAAAAGTTACACTGTTACTAAAGACCGCATTGAGTTCTTAGACTCAAGATTTTATGCCACGCAAAGTGGTCAGTTTGTTCCAAGCGTCACTACTATCTTAGACGCATATCCTAAAGATGCATCGTATTTCAAATGGCTGAAAGATGTTGGCTCTGATGCCGATGCCATTCGTGATGAAGCGGGTCGTAGAGGCTCAGTTGTCCACGAATTAACAGAGCAATATGATGATGGGCAAGAGGTCAATCTTGTTAGTGAGTATGGATCACCTCGTTATAAGATTCTCGAATGGGCAATGTTTGGTCGCTATGTAGAGTTTAGCGAGATGCATAAGCCAGTAGTCGATATGATGGAGGCGCATATGGTGAGTGATAACCTTGGGTTTGCGGGTACACTTGATAGGGTGATTAGCTTCCCTAACCGCACTATTCTTCTTGACATTAAAACCTCAAATAGTATCTACCCTTCGTATTGGTTGCAGTTAGCGGCTTACTATAAATTATTAATGGAGTACAAGCCAAGCGTGACAGTCCACGAGGTGGGCATCCTATGGCTAAATGCAAAGACAAGAACCATAGGCAAGAACGGAGCAATGCAAGGTGTAGGATGGCAATTAGTAACCAAGTCAATCAACGAGGTAGAGAAAGACTGGGAAATGTTTCAAGCCACGCACAAGCTATGGTTGAGCATAAACGAGGATATGAAGCCAAAGAATATTAGTTACCAATTAAAACATAAGAAATGAAACAATATATAATTCATATTAATAATAATTTATACCCTGTTATATCTGATGGGTATATTATAAGTGATGATTCATTTACATTTTACTTAAAAAATAAAGTTGTCTTTATTGCATTTAAAAAATCAATAGATTGTATAGATGTTAAAAATTTAAACCAAGAAATATGAGTAACGACTTTATAGTAATCAACGAATCAGATGATAGTATCATCTACGAAGTGGCTGCGCTAATGCGCAGTCGCTCACAGAAGGGTAAGGACACCTATGGCACGACAATGGATAGGGATGATCTCACAACAGAGGACTGGCTCGACCACGCAATTGAGGAGGCACTTGACCTGGCGATATATTTGACGAAGATTAAGAAAGAGTTAAAAGCGTTATGATATGGAAGCAATAATCAAATTTAACTTAGACGAGGAGTACGACCAACACTTGTTCGAGATTATGACCAAGGCTCAAGATTTATTACTCGCTATAAACGAGTATGATCAAAAGCTAAGGTCAATGTATAAATACGAGGACATGGCTGATGCGTTTAACTATCGGGAGTTATTACAGAATATATTAATTGAAAGACACGTTAATCATTTATTATGAGAAAAACAACCAACTCGATTAAAGACTACTTTGAACTCAACCAAGCAAGGAAGAACACCCATTGGCGATTAGTGGATGGGAAGTGGATGTTCGAGCATATGGGTGTATGGTATGAGAATGATATGTTCGATGAGATATATCCGCAGTATGACTACAAGCCGTTTAATGAGAAAGGTGTAAACCCTGGTAAGACCTATGCTTAGAGATTATCAAGATATGATTAGCAACCAAGCAGTTACTATCCTTCAAGAGCATGGACTCGTGTATCTTGCGATGGAGCCAAGGACAGGTAAGACATTGACTGCGTTTGCTACGGCACAAAGATATGGCGCACAGACTATACTTTTCGTAACAAAGAAGAAAGCCAAAGCTGATATAATGAGTCAGCTACAAGAGAGTGGATTGATGTTTCATTCAGTTGACGTAACTAACTACGAGCAGTTGCATAACTTCTTGTGTGGTTATGATCTTGTGATTATTGATGAAGCGCACGTTATAGCTGCTTTCCCAACTCCTTCTGTTAGAGCTAAAGAACTAAAAAGAATATGCAATGGCAAACCAATCATCTACCTCTCAGGGACCCCTACGCCAGAGTCATTCTCTCAGCTATTCCATCAAATGTGGGTATCGTCTTTTAGTCCTTTTAAAGCATACAAAAATTTTTATGCATGGGCGAAAGATTACGTTGACATACGCCAAAAATATTTGTATGGCAAGACGATTAATGATTACTCGTGTGGGAACCAAAGCCTTATCGAGAAAGATACGAACCATCTATTCATTGCCTATACGCAAGAGGAAGCAGGGTTCACGGAGTTAGTCAAGGAGACTATACTTTATGTTGATATGCAACCATCAACATATAAATTCTGTGAGAGGCTAAGGATTGATAAGATAATGACCAACAAGGAAGGTGTTAGCGTACTTGCAGATACATCAGTCAAACTTATGCAGAAGCTACATCAAGCGTTTAGCGGAACTATTATTGTTGATGAGCCAAAGGTTGAAGCAAGAGTATATGACTATACCAAAGCAGAATACATACGTGATCGGTTCGCTGGGCAGAAGATTGCAATCTTCTACAAGTTCAAAGCCGAGGCAATGGCACTTAGGTGGGTCTTGGGGAAAGTGTATGATGACCCAATGGAGTTTAACAATGCTGATAGCGGAGTATTTATTAGTCAGATTGTGAGTGGTAGAGAAGGCATTAGACTTGATACTGCTGATGCATTGATAATGTACAACATTGACTTTAGTGCTACATCTTATTGGCAGAGTAGGGCAAGAATACAAACCAAGGACAGAGTCAAAGAGGCGCAGCTATTTTGGATATTCGCAAGAGGAGGGATAGAGGATAAAATATATAAGGCGGTGATGGATAAGAAGGATTATACCTTAGCGCACTTTCGAAAAGACTTCTCGGTTTAACAATTATTTTTGTTTTCAACTGATTGTTATTAACTTCACTCTCCCTATATTTGCTGTCTAAACTATTATACTATAACTAAATTACACTTTATGACTCACGAAACTTTTTACAAAGCAAAAAACTTAATTGAAGACATTTCGAATTTGGATTATGCAAAAAATTCAGCAAAAGTGCATATGAATGTTTTAATCGATGCTGATAGTTTACAAACAATTTTTCATAGAATACATTGGCACGATCAAAATATGTACAAATCCATTTTAAAGGATATTTCTGATCGTTTGGAAGCAAGATTAGTAGAACTTAACATTGAATTACAAGCAATTTAAAAACACCAGCTACTATGACACATTTAACTTTTTGTACTAAGGAGTTGTTCTACAACATTAAGTATTTAGGCGATTATTTAGGCTTTGAAGATTCTAAGGAGATTATCACAACCATCCACGATGTCAGATGCTTTTGGGGTGCTACAATCTACGATGACACCGATAAGATGAACATCGACCTCAAGCATAGCAAGACTACATTTTATATCAATTACGCTATACCATTAGAGGAATTAAACGACTCAGAGGTTGCGATGCTGATGCGTAAGCATAGCTGCATACTAACCGATATAGATGTTCAAGGGTCACTGCTTATCGATAGTGATGAATACGAGGTGGACTTCGAGCCATCGTTTGAAGATGGTATGCTCAAGCCATATAATGTTGAGATATTAGTTGATCAGAAATATATGCATATAATATGAGTATAGAAAACTTTGTTATAGTTCAAGACCATCCAAATATGTTACAATATGTTGATCATTTGCAAAGAAAAAATGCTGAAGCATTATCTTTTTACCCAATGCAAGTATTTGAAAGAGAAAAAGAAAAAGGTAGAGTTTTTTTAGGGTTACTAAATAATGAGCCTTGTGGTTACTTATATATAGGTGCTGGTGGAGGTGATTTAAAATGCCATCAAGTTTGTATTCAATATGATGCAAGAAGAAAACTATATGGTGCAGCATTAGTGGTAGTAATGGAAGAATATGCAAAAAATTCTAAATCTAATTCAATTACTTTAAGATGTGGATTTGATCTTGATGCAAATAAGTTTTGGCAAGAAATGGGATTTGGTTGCATCAATATTATTGATGGAGGAATAAGAAGAAAAAGAAAAATTAATATTTGGAGAAAGTATTTAACAACTGAATTATTTGAGCCACAATTTATAGAACCAGTTAGAGGTAAAACTGATGCATCCTATTGGCAAAAGCATAAACAGACTGGTATAATATCCAGTTTTAATAGAGGTAAAAAATTAAATGATTATAAAATTTTATTACTTAATCAAAATAAAAACACTGACGACCAATGAAAGAATCAGAACTCCAAACAAAGATTAAAGACCGCCTCCAAAAGCACGGTTGGTTAGTAGTTAAGCTCATCAGCACCAACTGGAACGGCATCCCCGATCTGTTATGTATGCGCAAAGGTGTGAGCATATTCTTAGAAGTCAAGACTGATACGGGGGTTTTAGCCCCGTTGCAAGAGCATCGGATAAAGACACTGAACAGCATCGGCATACATAGCCGAGTGGTTAGGAGCTTAGAGGATATAGATGTTTATTGTTATAAATTAAATGGATAGAATGCACCTAAAATACTTAGAACACGGAGTAAATGTAATTGCGGTTAATGATAACAAACAAGCTATCTTTCCTTGGAAGGTTTACCAAGAGAGCAGGATAACTGCTGAGGAGGCTAACACACAAATGGCTGACCCAAGGACTAAAGGGTTAGCAGTTATCTGCGGAGCAGTGAGTGGAGGACTCGAGGTGATAGACATTGATACGAAGTATGAGACCTATCCACTTTGGGATGCAATAAAAGAAAAGATACCTTCTGACCTTTATGCTCGACTCCAGGTTGTGCAGACAAAGAGTGGTGGCATTCATTTGTACTATAAGTGCGAGGTGATTGAAGGCAATCAGAAGTTAGCTCAGAGGATGCCAACTGCCGAGGAGAGCAAAGCCAACCCACAAATTAAAACCTATTGCATCATCGAGACAAGAGGTGAGGGTGGGTACGTGGTGGCTCCTCCAACACAAGGGTATACGATTATTCAGCGTGGACTAAGTGTGCTGAGCATTGCTGAGCGTGATACTTTGTTCGAGATTATGCGGTCCTTTAACGAGATTATTGAAGAGGTAGTAATAGAGGCTCATCAGCGACCAAGTGCGAAGGATTATGGTAAGAGTCCGTTCGATGATTACAATCAGAAGGGAGATATTGTCAAGCTATTGACTGACAATGGATGGTCGTTTGTCAAGCAGAACTCTGACAGGATATATTTCTTACGACCAGGCTCGAGTGCCGAGCATAGTGGCTCATATAATAAGAGTATGGGGTTGTTTTCAGTGTTTAGTGTTAACACACCATTCTCGGTTGGGAAAGGATATAAACTAAGTGCAGTCTACGCAATATTAGAATGTGGAGGAGACTTTAAGATGGCAGCCAAGCAACTCTTTGAGCAAGGGTTCGGTGAAAAAAAAACGTCTTTTGGAGACAAACTTGAACGCAGTTTGTTTACTAAGAAGCAGAACGGAGCCACAAAAGATGAACTGGTTTCTTATCTTGTGCAGTCCCAACGTAAGGGTGTAGCTGACGCGCAGCTTATGGTTGATGAGTTGGAGGAAAGGTGGGGTGAGCAAGTATGTACATTTTGGGACATTGATAAGAACGGAAACCCGATTATCAATCGCTATAAGCTGCAAGTGTTCTTGACTACTAATGGTGGGTTTAGACTTTACTTTTATGATCCGAATAGCACAATTTATCGGCTCATCAGAATCAAGGATGGGTTCGTAGAGGAGAGCAGCACAGAGCAGATTAAGAGGTTCATCAAAGATTATATCGATAGGCTACCTGACTCGTTTGATGGTGGGGTGACACCTCAAGATTTGCTTGAGCATATTTATAAAGGTGCTTCAGTGTTGTTTTCTGATGCGTTCTTCGAGTTTTTTGATAGGGCAGAGATAGAGTTTTTGACAGATAGTAAGGAGGTTAGTTACATACCGTTTAAGAATGGAGTGGTATGTATCAGTAAGGACTCGATTGAGATGCGAACCTACGGAGAGCTTAATAAGTTTGTTTGGCGCAATCAAATTATCGACCATCATATTTATGTCAACCAAGAGCAGGACAGTGCTGATATAGAGTATTATAGGTTCATCAGTAGGGTGAGTGGAGATGATACAGAGAGGATAATGTATGCAATTACGCTGATTGGATATCTACTACATGGTTATAAGGACCCAAGCCGACCATTCAGCGTTATATTGGCTGAAGAGACGGAGAATGAGAGCAATGGTGGAGGCACTGGTAAAGGAATATTTGTAAAGGCATTAGGGCATTTGTCGAGCTTGGTTCGGGTGGATGGTAAGAACTTTAAGGTTGATAAGAATTTTGCGTTCCAGCGTGTAGATCTTGATACAAGGATATTAGCCATTGAGGACACGAGGAGGAACGTGGATTTTGAAGGGTTCTATTCTATCATTACAGAAGGCATAACTGTCGAAAAGAAGAACAAAGACGAGCTGTTTATCCCTTATAAGGACTCTCCAAAGGTGATGTTTACGACTAATTATACCATCCCGAACATGGGCAACCACGCTAAAAGAAGGCAGAAAGTGTTTGAGTTCTCGAGCTACTTCGGAATTGCGAGGACTCCTGAGGATGAATTTGGCAAGAAATTGTTTGATGATTGGGACAAAGATGAATGGAATAGGTTTTTTAATTTGATGTTTACCTGTGTCCAGCTTTATTTAGAAAGTGGTGTTTTGGAGGTTGCAAACTCGGAAAAATTACATCGTAAACAAGTCCGTGTACAGTTCGGAGAGGAGTTTTTAGAGTTCTTAGATAGGCAGAAGGATGAGAAGGATGTGTGGATAACTTTCGAATTTATGTACAATGAATTTCTAAAAATGACTGGTTTTGACAAGAAAGATTACTCGATGAAAAGGTTTAGCAGGGCGGTAGACGAATCGTGTACTATTTTAAAAATCGCGTACCTGAGTACGCGATCTAAGGAACATTCGAACCGAAAATGTATAAAGTTCGTAGAGACTGATATTGTTAATCAGATATTGTAAGAAAAATGGGGTTTTGGGTACGCGATTTTGGTGATTAGTACGCGATTGGTACGCGATTGGTACGCGATTAAAGTGCTGATAATGAGGTCGGTACGCGATTTACGCGATTTTCCCTTGTTTTTTTTTGGTCTTGCAAAATTTAATGCGTTTTTTTTAATGGGGGGAGGTAGAAAAAAATCGCGTACACCGTGTAATCGCGTACTGAGATATGTCGAGCAAATGGTATGAATGAGATTTTAATGTTATAATTGATATAATAAATATTAAAAATTTCTTATCCTGTTGTGTTAGATAAAGGATCTATTACTTCAGGAGTTTGAAGATCTGTTCTAGCATCTACTGGTAGAGGATTTGTGAAT